ACGCAACAACTAAAGTAGAGTTAGAAGCTGAGTTTGATAAAGATGGTTGGGCTACAAGTAAAGCAATCATTCTATCAAAAGCTATGAGAAAGATTACTCAAATGATTGGTAGACAAAAGATAGCTCTTGTGTTTACAAATCAACTCAGACAAAAACTCGGAGTAATGTTTGGAGACCCTTGGACAACAAGTGGTGGTAAAGCATTACCATTTCACGCGTCAACACGTATCAGATTAAAAAATCTTGGTCAAATTAAAGATAAAAAGAATAACAATATTGGTATAAAGATGAGAGCTCAAGTTATTAAGAATAGACTTGGTCCTCCAATGAGACATGCTGATTTTGAACTTTATTTTGAAACAGGTATCGATGATGATGGAAGTTGGTTAAAAGTTATGAAAGAACATAACTTAGTGAAACAAGGTGGTGCATGGTATACAATGAACAATCATGCTGGTAAAGAACTCAAGTTTCAATCTAAAGATTGGAGTGAACAACTTAAAGATAAAGACTTCAAAGAGCACTGTTACAACTTAATATGTGATAAAGTTATTTTAAAATATGAAAAGAACTTTGGTATCGATGATGTGGTTGTGGAAGAAGAAGTAAGTGAGTAATGGAAAATATCTTTCTATACTTGATGAAATCAAGAAGAAAGGCGGCTCTTTAGATAGCGGCGAACCAAATGATAAAGTACTTATTATAGATGGTCTAAATACTTTTATTAGAGTATTTAGTGTTATACCAACTACTAACGATGATGGTATTCACGTTGGTGGAATAGTTGGTTTTCTAAGAAGTATCGGTTACACTATAAATATGTTTAGACCTACTCGTGTCATCATAGTATTTGATGGTAAGGGTGGGTCTACACGCCGTAGGAAAATATATCCTGAATATAAAGCCAAAAGAAAAACAAAATATAGAGTAAATCGTGCGTATGATTTTGCTTCTCAAGAAGATGAGAAACAGAATATGATTATGCAGTTACAAAGAGTAGTAGAATATTTAGATACATTACCTATAACTGTATTGTCATATGATAACATTGAAGCAGATGATACAATTGGTTATCTATGTAGACAAGTTCTTACTGATTCTAAAATTACAGTTATGTCTACTGATAAAGATTTCCTTCAGTTAGCAAATGGTAGAATAAAAATATGGAGTCCGACTAAAAAGAAAATGTATGATGAAGATTCTGTATTAGAAGAGTATGGTATTTCTTCTCATAACTTTATTTGGTATAGAGTATTAGATGGTGATAAATCAGATAATATTTCTGGAGTAAGAGGATTGGGATTGAAAACAATACAAAAAAAATTACCATTTTTGAGTGAGAATCGTATAGTTAATATAGACGAAGTTATTACAGAATTACCAGAATCAAAAGATATTATAGAATTGAATCACAAATTAATGCAGTTATCAGACGTAGATATTTCAGGTTCTACTAAAACAAAAATAATGCAACGAGTTAATGAACCTATTAATAGGTTAATAAAATATAAATTTCAAAAGATGTTTTTAGAGGATAAGTTATATACAGCACTTCCTAATCTTAATAGTTGGTTACTTACTAATTTTAATCAGTTAAATCATTATGCTGAGAAAACTCATGGGTAAAAAATATAAAAAAGTATTACCATTAATAGATACTGAAAAAGTAGTAGACCAAATTGGATGGTTACCATTATCAGTTATTGAACCAAGTAGAAAATCAAAAGTTAAATGGAAAAACGCGTATTTAAACGATGGATTATCAGAAAAAAGACGAAGTGAAGATAGTGAATATTTACCAGGTCTTGGTTTTAGTGAGTTTCATGCTGGATTAACAGAAGACATAATACATTATTGGTCTACTGTAGATAGTGTTGTAGTTGACCCTTTTGCTGGTAGAGTAACAAGAGCATTTGTGAGTTCTAAACTTGGAAGAAAATATTATGGTTATGATATAGCACCAAAAACAGTTGAACGTGTTAAAAAACATTTAGACAGTTTCAAAATAAATGCTACTATTTATTTGGAGAATGGTTGTGAAATGAAATCTACACAAAATGATTTTGCAGATTTAGTTATGACTTGTCCACCATATCATCAGTTGGAAAAATATGAATCAGTTGAAAATCAATTATCAGATATAAATGATTATGAAACATTTTTAGGTATGTTAAAGTTATGTGCTGTTAATATTAAAAGAGTTTTAAAACCTGGTGGATTTTTAGTTTGGGTATGTGCAGATTGGAGAGATGGTAATGAGTTTCGTTCATTCCATACAGACTCAATACAAATGTTTAAAAATGTTGGATTAAAGTATCATGATTTAATTGTGATGAAAAATAAAAGTCCGTTCGCTAGTATGCAGATAGGTAAAGTAGCAGCAAATAGATATACAAGTAAAATACATGAATATATTTTAGTTTTTAAGAAAGAGGGAGAATTGAAATATCCGTCAAATCATATACGAACACAAGTAAGTAAGTGGTGGTAAAATGAGTGAAACACTAACTCAATTTGGAACATCATTTCAGTCGAAAATTATTGCATCTTTGTTACGAGATACAAAATTTATACAGACTATTAGTGATATATTAGAATCATCTATGTTTGATTCTGATTCTAATAAATGGTTAGTTAAAACTATACGTGATTATTATCATGAATATAAAATACAACCTACACTTGAGGTTATAAAATATAAAGTAGATGAGATAGATAATGATGTTTTAAAAGTTGGAGTTGTAGATAAATTACGAGAAGTTTGGCAAAATCTTGAAGCAACTGATTTAGAATTTGTACAAACTCAAACATTAGACTTCTGTAAAAATCAAACATTAAAAAATGCTATATTAAATTCAGTTGAATTATTAGAAAATAAAGATTATGATGGTATAAAATCTATTATTGATGAAGCTATGAAGGCTGGTACAACAAGAGATTTAGGTCATGATTACTTAATATCTTTAGAAGAGAGACTTTCAGAGTCTTCAAGAAAAACTACAAAAACACCTTGGGATATAGTAAATGAAGTTATGGATGGTGGTTTAGGTCAGGGTGAACTCGGTGTTATAGTTGCTCCTGCAGGTATAGGTAAATCTTGGACTTTACAATGTTTAGGGGCTGGTGCTTTACGAGATGGTAAAACTGTAGTTCATTATACATTAGAGTTGAATGAGAATTATGTCGGTTTACGATATGATTCTATCTTTAGTGGTGTTACTACAGCAAATATAAAATATTATAAAGAAGACGTAAAAAGTAAGTTAGATAAACTTCCAGGTAAATTAATTATAAAATATTTCCCAACAAAGTCAGCAAGTGTACAAACATTAGGAGCTCATTTAAAACAAATAGAATTAAGTGGTGTAAAACCAGATGTAGTATTAGTAGATTATGCAGACATATTAAAGTTAACAGGTAACTTTAGAGAAAAGAGACATGCTATAGGTAATACATATGAAGATTTAAGAGGATTAGCAGGTGAACTTGAAGTTCCTATATGGACAGCATCTCAAGCTAATCGTTCAGCATTGGAAGAAGATGTAATTGGTGCTGATAAAGTAGCTGAGGATTATAGTAAAGTTATGACTTCAGATTTTGTAATGAGTATGAGTAGAAAAGTAGAAGATAAAATTGCTAATACAGGTAGATTTCATATTATAAAAAATAGATTTGGTATCGATGGTGTTACGTATCCTGCTACTATTAATACAAATATAGGTCAAGTTAAGATATTTGAAGGTAGTAGTCAGTTTGGAAAAGAAGCACAATCCAAGATGGATAATAGTCAAGAGTTTCTAAGAAAAGAATTAGCAAATAAATATAAGGATATGGAAAAAAAAGTTGATGGATTTGAGTAAATGATGCATATATATTATATTTATGTTTGTTGTAAGTAAAAAACATTAAGATGGAGTCTAGTTAGATGGAAAAATTTCAGTTATCAGAAAATTTTATTGCTAAATATAAAAGAAAAAAACCACCTTTTGGTTTCAATGGATTAGGTGAATTGGTTTATATGAGAACATATTCTCGTATTAAAGACAATGGAAAAAATGAAAGATGGTGGGAAACAGTTAAGAGAGTTGTAGAGGGAACGTATTCTATGCAGAAGAGTTGGATTGACCAACATCAACTCGGATGGAATCCTTGGCAGGCCCAAAGGTCAGCACAGGAGATGTATGATAGAATGTTTAATATGAAGTTCCTACCACCTGGTCGTGGTTTATGGGCTATGGGAACTGCTATTACAGAAGAAAAGAATCTATATGCTGCACTAAATAATTGTGCGTTTGTATCAACTTCAACTTTAAAGGATGATTACTCAAAACCATTTTGTTTCTTAATGGATGCCTCTATGTTAGGTGTTGGTGTCGGTTTTGATACTAAAGGTGCTGGTGAAATAATTGTTAAAGGTATAAATAAGAGTAGAAACAAAGAAATATTTGAAATACCTGATACAAGAGAGGGTTGGGTAGAATCACTTAGATTACTATTAGAAAGTTATTTCCACGGAACTGCTCCAGTAGGATTTGACTATAATCAAATAAGATTAGCAGGAGAACCAATTAAAGGTTTTGGAGGAGTTAGTTCAGGACCAGAACCACTAAAAGAAGTTCATGAAGATATTGTAAAAGTATTAGAAGAAAATAGTGGAGAACCAATTACCGTAACCACAATTGTAGACATAATGAACCTTATCGGTAAGTGTGTTGTTGCAGGTAATGTTAGAAGAACAGCAGAGATTGTGTTTGGTGATCCTTATGATGAAGAATACTTAGATTTAAAAAATTACAAAGTAAATCCACATCGTGACCAATATGGTTGGACATCAAACAATTCTATATTTGCAGAATTAGGTATGGACTATACTGATGTATGTAAAAGAATTGTAGATAATGGTGAACCAGGATTTGCATGGTTGAAGAATATGAGAAAATTTTCTCGTATGCAAAATGGTGGAGATAATAAAGACCATAGAGTTGCAGGTGGAAACCCTTGTTTAGAACAATCATTAGAAAGTTATGAATTGTGTTGTTTAGTAGAAACATTTCCATATAATCATGAAGATTTAGAAGACTATAAGAGGACACTTAAATATGCCTATTTGTATGCAAAAACAGTAACACTTGGTAAAACACATTGGAGTGAAACTAATCGTGTTATGTTAAGAAATAGACGTATTGGTTGTTCAGTAAGTGGTGTTGCACAATTTATTACAAAACGTGGAATGGAAGAATTAAGAAAATGGTTAGAAAAAGGATATAAAACAATTCATGAGTGGGATTGTACTTATTCAGATTGGTTTGCGGTTCCAAAATCAATCAAGACTACAAGTGTTAAACCAAGTGGAACAGTTTCATTGTTGGTAGGAGCAACACCTGGAATGCATTATCCAGAATCAAGATTTTATATAAGACGAATGAGATTATCAAAACATTCTGAATTAATAGAACCATTAAAAAAAGCAGGTTATAAGTTAGAACCGGCCTTCGGTTCAGAAGATACAACGATGGTTGTAGAGGTGCCGGTAGATGTTGGTGAGGGGATTAGAACTGCGGCTGAACTTTCGATTTGGGAACAATTCAGTTTAGCCGCGTTCTTACAACGACATTGGGCAGATAACCAAGTTAGTTGTACAGCAACATTCGACCCTGAAACAGAAGCAAATGAGTTACCACACGTGTTGAATTACTTTCAATATAGACTAAAAGGTATATCATTACTACCAAGACACCCATTGGGAGCATACAAACAAATGCCTTATGAAGCAATTACAGAACAAGAATATGAAAAACAAGTTAAAAAACTTGGACATTTGAGTTTTGTAGGTGTTGAAGGAGAAGAGGCAGAAGTAGACAAATTTTGTAATAATGATGTATGTGAAATTCCGGGAGAAATAATAAAAAACACTTGACTTGTATTGCTTTATTTCGTATATTCTAACATAACAAATAGGGATTTCCTAATCTAAATGTATCAAAATATCTATTACGATAGACGAATAAATAAAATGCATATTTGGGACGATAAGTTTGGACATCAAACGTTTCGTTATAAGAAGTATGCCTATGTAAAAAACAGAACTGGTAATTATGTTTCTTTATATGGTGATAAATTAAAAAGAGTAAATTCTTGGGACAAAGAACAACCTGATTTATTTGAATCAGACGTTAATCCTGAAATAAGAGTATTGGTAGATAATTATACTGATTCAGATGATGTTTCTGTTGGACATAAAGTAATGATATTTGATATAGAAGTAGAAGTTACAGATGGTTTTCCTAATGCTCAAATAGCAAAAAATAAAATAACATCAATAGCATTTAATGACCCATTAACAGAAAAATATTATTGTTACGTATTAGATGAAAATGGTAAAATAAATAAAAATAAAAGTGAAGATACTATTGTTTCATTTAAAGATGAATT